AAACGTTGCGGGCTACAACTGTAGCTATGTTAAGATAGACAACTTACGTTCATTTGATGAAATACTCTATGTACTGATGAATGGTACGGGTGTGGGATTTTCAGTAGAAGAAGAATATTGTAATAAAATTCCCCCAGTCCCAGATTCACTATATGAAACAGAAACTACTATCGTTGTAGCAGATTCTAAATTAGGTTGGGCGAGAGCATTTAAAGAACTGATTTCATTACTATATGGTGGACATATACCAAAATGGGATATTAGTAAAGTTAGACTTGCGGGAGCTCCATTAAAAACTTTTGGTGGAAGAGCTTCAGGCCCTGAACCTTTAGTAGATCTTTTTAACTTTACAGTTAGTACAATTAAAAATGCTTTAGGAAGAAAACTTAAACCGGTAGAATGTCATGATATAGTTTGTAAGATAGCAGAAATTGTTGTAGTAGGTGGTGTACGAAGATCAGCACTCATTAGTCTTTCAAATCTTAATGATAGAGAAATGAGATTCGCCAAACATGGTGAATGGTACAAAGATAACGTACAGAGAGCACTTGCTAACAATTCAGTTAATTATAAAGAGAAACCAGATGTAGGAACTTTCATGAGAGAGTGGTTATCACTCTACGATAGTAAGTCTGGAGAACGTGGTATTTACAGTAGCTTAGCAAGCAAAACCCATGTAAGTGAACTAAATAATAAAGAAAAGGATAAAGATGGCACATACGTTCAAAGAAGGATGGCAAGAGATGATTTCGGCACAAATCCTTGCAGCGAAATCATTCTACGATCAAGGGAATTCTGCAACTTGTCCGAAGTCGTCCTCAGATCCAACGATAATTTGCAATCTATCAAGGACAAAGTTAGGGTTGCAACTATCCTTGGCACATTCCAATCAACTCTCACAAATTTCAAATACCTCTCTAGAGAGTGGCAACGAAATTGTGAAGAAGAGCGATTACTGGGAGTTAGTCTTACCGGAATCATGGACAATGCCATAACAAATGGGTCGAAAGATAATATAAAAAAGACTTTAAATGAACTTAGAGATATCGCAGTCAAAACGAATAAAGAATATGCGGAAAAACTGGGAATCAATAGAGCTGCCGCTATTACGTGTGTCAAACCTAGTGGTACTGTATCTCAGCTTGTTGATTCCGCTTCTGGTATTCATGCCCGCCATAATCCTTATTATATTAGGACAGTAAGAGCTGATAACAAAGACCCACTCTGTAAAATGATGAAAGCAGAGGGTTTTCCGAATGAACCAGATGTCAGTAAACCTGAACATACTACTGTCTTTTCATTTCCACAAAAGAGTCCAGAAGGGGCAACTTGTAGAAACGAAATGACTGCATGGAAGCAGTTATCTTTATGGCACACCTATGCAAAAGAATGGTGTGAACATAAACCTAGTGTAACTGTATCTATCAAGGAAGATGAATGGGTAAATACAGCGGCTTGGGTATATGAAAATTTTGATGACATAAGTGGTATTAGTTTTTTACCATTTAGTGATCATACATATAGACAAGCACCGTATCAAGATTGTTCAAAAGAAGAATATAAAGAACTATTAGATAAGATGCCAAAGGATGTAAATTGGGCATCTTTAGCAAATTATGAAACTCAAGATTACACTAGTGCTAGTCAAGAGTTTGCTTGTACTTCAGAGAAAGGATGTGAAATAGTAGATATTTCTCCATCCGTTACATAACTTATAGTCAAGGGGGCACATGTCACTTAAGGATAAATTTGATGTGTGGTATGAGGATGTTAAAGATAAAGTATATTTTACTCTCCATAGAGATAAAATAGAGAAAGATCAACTCTATGAAACTAGATGGGTATGGTATCATACTGTGCTAGTCGTAGAGTTAGCTATAATAATACTGTTATTACTTTATATTGGATTTGTGATATGAAAAAGATTTTGATGATGTTCGTTATTGTATTTTCGTTTCTGTTTCTACCTTTTATATGGGCACAGAGCGATTTTGATAAAGTACCTGATGATGGGTGGCCAAGTCAAGTCATTTATGATACTACAAACGTATGTTACAATGGAACATTAAGGTGGGTTGCGATGGGAAATCCTCACCTTTTAAATCAACCGCCACCTTATCAAATTGGCCGTATGATGGTGGTTCATTGTTTTTGTGTAATAGATAAAGTTAGAACAGAGTATAAGTACAAAGCGTATGTTGATTTCATTAATGAAGATAATAAAAACGCACCAACACTTATACCAAAATTGTTTATGGGAAAATCATTAGAGTGTATAAAAGAATATGGCACTCTAGCAGGATTAGTTATTCTAGATGATGAAACTCTAAAGGGGCTAGATGAATTTGCAGAAGATAATGCAACTAAAGTTGAAAAGAAGGTTGATCCATCTGCTAATTCCGGGAAATCAGACTCACCAGAGCAACCAGAGGAATTACCTACAGAGGAATCGCCTATATTAAGTTTTTAAAAGGAAAAAATGGAAAAGTTTAAATTATTTGTGTTATTATGCTTTTCTATATTAGTATTCTTTTTCAATCCAGTACAAGCTATTGAGAAAGAAATAATCGAAAGGGTGAAAAAATCGGTAGTATTGCTATCGGTAAACAAACAAAAAGATCCATCACCAACTTCACCAAACGCATTGTGCTCTGGCACTTCCATCAATGAAAAAGGTAATATACTGACCAATTTTCATTGTGTATATGGACAGAAAACAATTAATTTATATTATTGGGATGAAGATGATTGGACTGAATATCAAGTAAAAGTTATAGGGGAAGATCCATTAGCTGATCTTGCAGTACTTGAAGTAATAGGACTTGAAAGAAAAGTTCCATACTTAGAGTTTGTAGATTCAGAAGAGATATATACAGGACTAGAAGTATATGCTTTTGGACACCCTATGGGGATGGCATGGAGTCTATCAAAAGGTATTATTTCTAACAATGAGAGATATGCAAGACATCCCTTTATCAAATCTATCCAAGTAGATGCCGCAATAAATAAAGGGAACTCTGGCGGTCCGTTAATTAATGAAAAAGGTGAAATCGTAGGAGTTGCTACTTTGATGGTATCTAGATCTAATCAGAATGCAGGAGTCGGTCTAGGAGTCAGGGCCGATATTGCAAAAAAATCACTCACCGAAATGTTAAGAACAGGAAAGGTAGAACGCCCTGCATTAGGTGTTATGGTTGTTGCTTTAAATGGTAAAGATAGTCAACAAAAAGAACTTTTGAAAAAACATCCTAATATAAATACCACAATCCCAAATAGTTTCGGATTAATGATAAGTAATGAAAATAAACCAATAAATCCGATACCGAAAGGGTTAAAAGCTTGGGATACTATTATAGGAATCAATGATGTTCCTATTAATACTGATATTGAATTTGCAGATGAATTAATAAAATATAATATTGGTGAAAAAATTATTGTCAATATTATTAGGGATAAACGTTTTATGAAGATTGGTAACATTACTTTAAAAGTATTTCCTGTTCCAACAGATAAAATGTATAAAGAAAATAAGTAAATGGAGTAAATGGAGTTATGCCAGTAGATATAATCTGGGAAGATGGAAATGCAACAGTAAATATATTATGTGATGGATGTGATAAAGAATATGAAATTTTTACAAGTGATACAGAAGGATTAGAAGTATGTTCTTTTTGTGGCCACTACCTTGAAGTGGATAGTGAAACAGGAGAAACTAATGATGAAGAAGATAGCTGGAATTGATTATTCGTTAACTTCACCAGCGATATGTGTATATAAGGAAGAAAATGGTGGACATTTTGACTTTGATAGGTGTGTGTTACATTATCTATCTAATAATGAAAAACAACGACAACTTGCCGCCAGGACTGGGTTAGAAAATTTAAGAGCTGAACCATATCCTGAGTGGCATTGTGAAGAAGAACGACACGACAAACTCTCAAGTTGGGCATATAATATTGTTCAAGGTTGTGAAGAGGTGTTCCTAGAAGGTTACGCATTTGCTACCTCTGGAACATCTCATGTTCGTTCAATGGCAGAAAACACAGGATTGTTAAAGCATAAAATGTGGAAAAGTAAGATCTCATTTAAAACATATCCCCCCACAGTTATCAAGAAGTTTGCTACAGGCAAAGGTAATTCTAATAAAGAAAAAATGTATGAAGCCTTTGTCGATGAACTTCTTACCCCCACAGATCTCAAAGAACGATTAACTCCTAAAGCAAAGAAAATAATCAATCCTATTAGTGATATAGTGGATTCTTATTTTATAGCAAAAGCAGGGGCTGAAGGTTTAGTATGACTGATAAAGAACGTAAAAGAATTGCCAATCGAAAGTACTATGAAAAGAATAAGGATAGACTTGCTGAGAAATGGAAACATGATGACAAACGAAAAGTGTATTTAAAAGAATACTATGTAAGAAATAAAGATGCCATTCTAAAACGAGCAAAAGATTGGAATGAACGTAACAAAGAAGCAAGGAAATTAATCACAGAACGAGATAAGAGAAATAAATTAAAAACTCTTTGGGAAGTGGAAAAACAAAATAAATAGTCATGAATGTAAAAAAGTTTAAGGAACTTATTGAAACAACAGAATTTGTTGGAAGTACAGATGATTATCTTATCCAAAAATTCAAAGAAGGTGGTAACTATTTAATTGTAGATACCTATGGAGACTTTCTAATTTTAGAGAGAGATAAAATAGAAAGTGTATTTTCAACTATTTGGAATGACCTTTATGGTCCAATAACTGAGGAAGTACCACATATATTAAATTAAAGGAGGATAAGTGGGATGGACACATGAATACACATGGGAGACATTGTTTCATTTTTTATGTGGAGAATGTAAAAATTGGTGGAGTTACGCGGGGGTTATAGAGAAAAGAGAAGACGGAAAAGATCAATCAATGACTTGTCCACATTGTGGATATAAAGCATCAATTAAAATGAAAGAGGGGTTTAAACATAATGGCTAAGAAAGCTAGAGGATGGTCGGCTGTTGAATATAAAAAAAAGAATACCAGCAAGAAGAGAACTAGTATAGGGAGATCAACAAGTTCTAGACCAAAAAACAAACACAAGAAAAAAGGATGGAAGAAATATCGTGGTCAAGGACGATGAAGGAAATTTCATCTATATACCGCCAGACAATGACTTTGTATGTAATACTTACCTT